ACAAATCTCACCAACTCGTATCGAGGTACAAAGTATGGACTCAACACAAGTAGGTGATTACTACAACAACCAGAAGTGGATACATGCTTTTGATGAGAACAGAAAAACTAGAGTGATCTCATACAGAACTAACAAGCATGGCAGATCATACTGGAGAGAGATGGGTAGTCAAACTGGATACTGGTCTCCTAGCGATGAACCAGATACTTACAGAGATCCATGTTTCTAATTAATTGGGAGGGTAACACCTCCCTTTTTAACTTAGAGGAGAAAGTTATGTTTTTTAATACTAATAAATCAAAAGGCAAAGAGTTAGACAGATCAATTAAAAATTCATTTAAGCAAGAAGATATTATTCTTGGATTGTTTGTTAAAGATGAGAATTTAAGCAGAGAAGATGTTGAAAAGAAGTGCAGGATCTTTGGATATAACTATCCTACTGCTAGTGTAGTAAGAGCAATGAGTGTATTAACATCTCAGGGTAAGTTGCAAAAGACAGATGTTATGAAGATGGGATCTTATGGTGTAAAGGTACATACTTGGAGATTAATGAATGACTGAAATAAAAGATAAAATATTAAACATACTTAGAGTTGATGCACCACTATCGACTGATCAAATGCAAAAGTTATTGAAAATAGATGGAATCGATACTAATTGTGAAGTGATCAGAAAATTGTCTCATGAACTATGTGATGATGGTTATGCAAAAGAAGTAGAGATAACTAATGCGTGTTCCAGATTCGTACATTACTTTCAGAAACTATGAGAAGAGTAATCCAGAAAGATAAACCTAAAACAGAAATCTTTGAGCACATGGTGAAGTCATTTTACAAAGAACATCCTAAAGCAGATAAAGCAGTAATTACTATTAAAGAAGATAAGATGACTAGATCAGAGAAGCAAAATAAATTGTATTGGAAGTGGATTGGTATTTTGTCAAGTGAAACAGGATATACAAAAGATGCTATGCATGACATCATGAGAGATAAGTTTTTAGGATACAGAATAGTTAAAACAAAAGATAAAAGTATTCAAGCATTACGATCTACTACTGAGTTAAAGGTAGAAGAAATGAAAGACTACTTAATTGATATTGACATGTTTGCCATAGAATTTGGTATTATGCTCCCTAGACCTGAAGATTTATATTTTGAATCAATGGGTTACAAGCGAGAGCAGAATGGACATAGATGATATAGCACATGAATTAAGACTAAGTGAATATGATTCAGTAGATTTATTTGAACTATATCTAACTGCATTGATGATCATAAGTAGTGATCCAATGATAGATGTTATTGATGCTCATAATGTTGTATTAACAACGAGAGAAGAGATAGACGATGAGTTTATCAACCTTCGACCTCATGGAGGAATACACTAATGGCAAGACCAACAAAATATAGTGAAGAACTATTAGATATAGCAAGAGACTATTTAAAGAACTTTAGGAAGCATGGAGACTTTGTACCAAGCGTTGAAGGATTAGCAGATACGCTAGATATTCATAGAGATACAGTCTACGATTGGAAGGACAAATATGATGAGTTTTCCGACATCTATAAGAAGGTATTAACAAAACAGGCAAGAGGACTCATAAATGGCGGTCTATCAAACGAATTTAATGCTTCTACTACAAAGATGATGCTAACTAAACATGGTTACTCTGACAGGATAGAAACAGACATCAGTTCAAGCGATGGATCTATGAAACCAACAGTAATAGAATTAGTTGGTGTTAGACCTGATGGAGATTAAAGAACAGATCCAGATACCAGATAAGTTAGTACCTGTATTTGAGGGTAATGCAAGATACAGAGGTGCTTATGGTGGTAGAGGATCAGGAAAGACTAGAACCTTTGCTTTGATGACAGCAATCAGAGGTTATCAATGGGGTAACTCTGGTAGGACTGGACAAATACTTTGTGGACGAGAGTTTCAGAACTCACTAGATGATTCATCATTAGAAGAGATTAAACAAGCAATTAAGGCAGTACCATTCTTAGATAAGTATTATGAGTGTGGTGAAAGATACATAAGATCAAGAGATGGTAATATACATTATGTCTTTGTTGGTCTTAGAAAATCATTAGATGCAATAAAGTCTAAGGCAAGAATATTATTAGCATGGGTAGATGAAGCAGAGAATGTTTCTGATATGGCATGGCAAAAACTAATTCCTACTGTTCGTGAACAAGAGTCAGAGATATGGGTTACATGGAATCCAGAAAGTAAATACTCTGCAACACATCAAAGGTTTCGAGAGAATCCTCCCGCAGGTGCAAAGATAGTATCTCTTAATTGGTCTGACAATAACTGGTTTCCTAAAGTTCTTTCCGATGAAAGATTGCATGATAAAGAAACAAGACCAGACTTCTATGATCACATATGGGAGGGAGACTTCTTAACATTCTCAGAAGGTGCATACTATAGTGCAGAAATGAGAGAAGCAAAAGCAGAAGGAAGAATAAGAGAGGTTAAATACAATCCTGCTAAAGGTGTTATTACTGCATGGGACTTAGGTATTGGAGATTCTACTTCTATATGGTTTGCACAGTTTATTGGAACAGAAGTACATCTAATTGATTATTATGAAGCATCTGGTGTAGGACTAGATCATTATGCAAAAGTTTTACAAGATAAAGGATATGTGTATGATCAACATATATTGCCACATGATGTTAGAGTAAAAGAACTTGGTTCTGGTATGAGTAGATTAGAAGTATTAGCAGACTTAGGTATTAGACAAGTAGAGATAGCACCACAACTTGCTATTGATGATGGTATACAAGCAGTTAGATCAATGCTTACACGATGTTGGTTTGATGAGGTAAAATCAGAGAAGGGAATTGATTGTTTGGTAAATTATTCCCGTGATTGGGATGAGAATGGTAAGACTTGGCGTTTAAGACCAAGACACGATTGGGCATCTCATGGTGCAGATGCATTTAGATATTTAGCAATTGGTTATCGTGAAAACACAAGTAATTGGGGCGAACCAATCAGAAGAAACTTAGCAGGTGTTGTTTAATGGCAAAACTAGGCATATTTGATTACATATACCCAGATAGAGACTTTGATGAATTTGGAAGTAAGAACGAATATCAATCAGGTGTACTTGGACAAATAACTCAACCTGCATCAGAAGGATTCAATCTTTTAAATATTGATCCGTCAAACCTTATATACAATAACAATCCAGTAAGTGCATTCTACTCACTTCCTAGTGAAATGAGATCAAGTATTCTTGGAGTAGAGGAAAAGAGACAAGAAGTAGAAGCAATGCCTACAGCACCATATAAAGGCAAGTTTGCTATAGGTGGTGGTGAATATACTAATCAAACACCTTTAATTAGTGAATCAGATATTACTGATTATGGTGATGCATATAACAAACAGATAAGTAACCTAGATAAAAACATAGCAGAAGTTAATCTAGGAATACTAGAGATGGCATCTAAACCAGAAGATGTAGTACAAACAGGATTGAATCTTACATCTGGTGTAATGCAAAACATAACGGGTGTAGAGTGGAACAAAGAAGATATAGCAATGGCAGATGCAGTAGCAAAAAGCATTGTAAATGACTTTGGATCATGGGAAGGTTTTAAGAAAGCATTGTATGAAAGACCAGTAGATACAGGTGGTATGGTATTTGGTGGTTCTTATTTAACTGTTAGTGGATTAAGAAAACTACAGAACCTTGCAGATACATCGGGTTTTGCTGATCTTGTTGATAAAGCATCTAGGCAACTTCCAGAAACACAAATGTCAAACAGAAGTGAAATGTTTGGAAGTCTGGTTGGACTAGAAAGAACTGGCAAACTAGATCTTGTTGATAAAGCACAGAAGATGGAAGCAGAAGGTGCGAGTCCAGAACAAATATGGAATACACATGGGTTGATTAGAGGTCTTGATGATAAATGGCGATATGAGTTTGATGACTCTAAAATGGAACTAACATTAGATGATGTGCCAAAAAATCCATTAAACCTTCGCCCATTAGAGCAAGTAATTAAACACCCAACACTATTCAATACATATCCAGAATTAAGAGAATTAAAAGTAGCACCATTTAAGTATCAACTACCAGAAAGAACTGGTGGTGTATTTCATGGTGATCATCCTATGCATGGTCAATTGATTGAGATGAATCCTACCAAGATGGATGATAAAAAAACCTATGAATCATATTTAGCACATGAAATCCAACATGCAATACAAAGAATAGAGGGTACTGCTAGAGGTGGAAATCAAAGGAACGAAACCTCATTAATAATGAATACAGGTTATCCTGCTGAAGTAAAAAGAAAGTTTGATGAGGGAACTGAAAGAGTCCAAGCATTAATACCTTTTATCAATAAAGCATCTAATCGTTTTGAATATATTAGTGATTCAGATTTAGAAGATATTGGTTATCCAAAAGACATGGATAGACAAACAGCATATAGAAACGCATCAGAAGAATTAAGGCAACTACAAGAATCTAATCAAGATCTATATTGGGAATATGCATCACTAGGTGAAAAAGCAAGACTAGAAGGATTTGAGAATTATAAAAAGTTAGCGGGTGAAGCAGAAGCATTTGAAACGCAAGATAGATTTAATTTAAGTGAATTAGAAAGACAAGGATTATTACCTGCATTCCAGAATGTATCAAAAGAAGATGCAATAGTTAGATTTGATGATGTAACGAACTTAGGCGAAGATGTCAAATCTTTTAAAGATATAAAAGAAGGAGACACGATTACAACTTATCACGCATCTCCATCAAGTGAAATAGAAGGCGGTAAGTTAGAAATAAGAGATCCAATACATGGTGGTAGTGGTTTACCAAAAGGCATACATTCTGCACCACAAATCAAAAACTCATTATTAGATCTTACTACTGGTGAGTTTGGAGACAATATTTACAAGTTAGAAACAAAAGTAGGTGGAATATTAGACTATAACAATCCAGATCCTGCACAAATAAATAGAATGATAGATTCTGTAGATGAACTATTCCCTAATGCTACATATACACATAAGGAATTCTTAAAAGATAAATTAGCAAGAGGTAGTTTTACACCAAACGAATTTAATGCTGATTTCTTTAAGTATCATGGAATAGATACTATTAAAGATGGTAACGAAAGATTAATTAGTTTAGATCCAGAAAATGTATCTTTATTGGGTAAAATAGGAGACGATGATGTTCAAAAAACCACAACAACAGGACTACAAGACGAAGGAAGCGTACGAGGAATCCTTGGCATGGTATCGCAAGAAGATGTCATACGCAAACCAGAATATCAGAGGTATTATAAAGAAAGAGAAACAGACGGGTCTCTTGTAGGTCTACCAAGAGATGTAGGAAGAGAGAATCCTGCAAAAGCAAGTCCAATAATTCAGGATCAATCAAGACAATACGCAGAACAAAAAGGTATTGAGTACAAACCAGTCAATGAATTTGTAGAGGTTGATGAAGAATACTCAACAAAGGTTGCTAATGCATTTGAGGAAATGGAGCATAATCCTAGAGATCCTAAAGTAGTAGAAGCATACAACGCACTAATAGACGAAACACTTGAGCAGTATAAAGTAATGCTAGACAATGGTCTTAAGGTTGAATATTATCCGAAAGACTTTGATCCTTATCCTAATCCATGGGATGCAATAGACGATATTACTAACAACAATCATCTTTACATCTTCCCAACTAAACAAGGATTTGGTAGCGATGTAGAGTTTGATGTAACAGAGAATCCATTACTTAGAGATACTGAGTTTAGAATCAATGGTGAAATAGCACCTGCAAACGACATATTTAGAGCAGTACACGATTATTTTGGTCATGCTAAAGAAGGTGTTGGATTTAGAGCAAGTGGCGAAGAAAACGCATTTATCGCACACTCATCTATGTATTCACCATTAGCACAAAAAGCATTGGCAACAGAGACTAGAGGTCAGAACTCTTGGTTAAACTTTGGTAAGTTTGGAGAAAAGAATAGACAGGCAGGAGTAGAAGATACAATCTTTGCAGATCAGAAGATAGGATTACTTCCAGATGAATTTACAAATCCTAATTATCTTACTAACAAATCCAAAGGTTTACTAGAAAACATCACTACTAAGAAGGCAAATAAATCAGATGATGCATATCAAATGACTTACTGGCAAAACGATGGTAAGTATGGTGATGCTTTGGATAGTAGGAATCTTCCAAATGATAATGAAATTTATTTAGGTGCGTATGGTAGACAGACAAAAGACTTTATCTTAGTTGATGGTGGAAAAAATCAAAGTCAGAAAGCAAAAATGAGAAAAGACGATTATCAAGATGAAGAAATCTTCTACACTATTTATGACAAAAAGACTAAGAAACCAGTAGGCACAACAAAACTCGTTGAGCAAGATGTAGACGGAAGAAGAACAATTACTGGATTAGTTGACATCAAAATTAATGATCAGAATCAAGGCATAGGTAAGAAATTTATAAACAACCTCAAACAATCAGCAAAAGCAGATCCATACAGCGTAGCACCAGAATTTAAAGTATTTGATGTCAAAGAAGATGCAGTAGGTTTTTGGGAAAAAGTAGGTGCTAAAGACTTTTATGAAAGAGGTGAAATTGGTGGAACATATGGTATTAAAAGTGCAAATGCAGGAGAATATACACAAGATATTCCTGCGGGTTACAAACCTAAAAAAGTTTCCAAAGACCACAAAGGACAAATAAACACAATACTCGATTTCACTAAATAACTGGTAGAATTACATTATGAGACCTATTACAGAAGAAGAATTAGCACAAATGTCAAGACCTAATCCAGATATGGGTTATACATCTGAACCTAGTGTAAGTGCTATGACTGGATTACTAAATATGCTTGGTATTGAGAACGATCAAGTCTATTCACAACCTTTATTGTTAGGTGAAGATGCGTCTATGCTTTATGGCAGATCTCCTGATTATCCTAAATATAGAGACTATGAGGACTATGTTAGTCAAGTAGCAACATATCCTACACCAGAAAACTATGTGATCAGAGACAAAGAAGGCAACATGTTCTTTGATGATGATAGATTTGATATGGCGAGACAAGAATACTATAAAATGGTCTCAAACAAACCAACAAACACAGACTGGTATTAAATTATGGCAACAATCACGAATTACTCTAATTTACAAACAACAATAGCAGACTTCCTAAACAGGGATGATTTAACTGCTGTTATTCCTACATTTATTCAGTTAGCAGAAGCACAAATGAATAGAGATTTACGCCATTGGAGAATGGAAGTAAGAGCAAGTGGACAACAATCAGCGGGAGATGCTTATATGCAAATACCTTCTGACTG